GTGTATACAATTTTTAAAGAAAAAAAAAATAGAAAGTTGGCAAAGAGGGAAAAAATAGGGAACAAGTGTTTGCTTTCATAAGTTATCCACAAAGTTATCCACAATACGAAAAGTTATCCACAATGGAAACTTATCGTGTGTGTATACAACCAACTAACCAACCCGACCGAGACAAACCTACGCAAGCGAGTGACTAGATGAGTCAATGAATGGAATTAAGGTTGGGTGTATAGGGTGGGTAACGACAGGTTCGCTGGGGCGACGGGGGGTGGGTTTTAAAATGAGGATAATAACGTACACTACGTGATAATATATAAGCCTGTCGTTCTTCTTTGTTTATTTTGCGCACTAGTATTTTCACCACAAGGATTAAGGTTTATAAAAAATCTCCTATTGCAAATACCGCCCCCTGCCTTTATAATCGAATCAAAAGGAGGTATGGTATGAAACCTACAATAGTTGTTTCCGAAGACGGAATGTTTTCAAGTCACCCTATGTCAGTTGTAGACATCTGCAACATATTCTGCGCAGCCCTTACTGGCGCCGTTCAGGACATTCGTCCAACCTACGCCGAGGATGAGAATAAGGATAAGATAGACAAAGAACTTTTTGACTGTCTCAATTACAGTTTCTCAAAGTGTCTGGAACTTACGTTCCCCGAGTACGAACTTCATCCTGAGATTACGGAAGAGGTTCTTAGAAAAGAAGAGGAACTTCTCAGAGAGAAGGTTGCAGCCCTTGAACCTGCTGAACAGTAAAACTCTATGAAGAATTTTTCAAGATGTCCGCGTTGCGGTTCCCTAACAAAGAAATGCATAGCGATCAACGGCGGTGAGTCTGAGTTTTGGTTAGAGTGTACCAGATGTAATACCTACATCAACACTTACATTCCTCAGCCTCACCAGTTTTCAGTTCACGAGGATGCTCACACTTACGTGGGCAACTTCGGTGGATATGGTACAGGAAAGACTCTCACCTCACGAGAGGAACTCTACAAACACGTATTCATTACACCTAACGCCAACGTACTTATTGGCGCTAATGTATCTTCACAGTATGAACAGACTATTAAACGAGACATTGAGGCAGACCTGCCTAAAGCATTCGTTAAGTATGTCTCTACTCAGAAGTCCTACATTGACTTAATCAACGGTGCGAGAATCATGTTCAGACCTCTTGATGATGTAGATAAACTTCGTTCCTACAATCTGACTATGTTCATCATAGTTGAGGCGTCTGAGGTTGACCCTGAAGCATTCACACAGCTGAAGACTCGACTGCGTAATCTTAATGCAGCCGTTCCTGAAATAGATGAAGATGGGGAAATTGTATACACAGAACTCGATAACGGTCTGAAGGTTCCGAAAATTAAGGCGGATTGGTTAAAAGGAATCATTGAATCTAACCCTGATTCGGGATGGATTAGGACAGAAGTACTATATACTTCAGATAAAATCTACAAACACGGAACTACACTTGACGATGTTAAGGTACCCGATGAGTATAAAGACCACGCTATTTCTACACATATAGCTACTACCGACTGCAATGCGTTCTTACCGCCTAACTTCATTGAGAAGTTATGTAAGAACAAACCAGGGTGGTGGATTAACCGTTACATATTTTCCAGTTTCTCCTATGCAGAAGGTCTGGTTTATCCAGCGGCTATGCACTGCGTTGTACCGAGATATGACGTTCCGCAGGATTGGAAGCGTATAGTTGCAGCTGACTACGGTTTGAGTGATGACTTCGTTTACTTGTTTGCTGCTATAGATGAAGTACACGGCAAGGTAGTTATCTACAAAGAAGCAGTTACAAACAACAAGAACATAGAGGAATTGTCTAAACTATTCTTCAAAGAGACTGAAGACGTACCTATTGGTGGTATGTGGTGTGCTCCGATACTTGATCCTAAATCTGGTGCGAAGCGAGATTACAACAAGAAATCTCTATACGATCACTTTATGGATTACGGTATAGCGTTCCAGCCTGGACATATCTCATTGGATGCACGTATCTTCAGAACAAATACCTATCTGGAATCTGGCAAGGTAGAGATTATGGATAGTTGTTCTTACCTTATAGACGAACTGCGTGACTATAAGTTCCCACCGAAGAAGATTGGAGACTCTTATAGCAAAGCACAGGACAAGCCTATTGATAAAAACAACCACGCCATTAACCCTCTTGAATGGATTTGTATGGCGTTACCTGCAGACCCTGCCAAACTTGTATACGGTTCTTATGACAGATACGGTAACAATTTGGAGGATATAGATAATATGCGTGACGAGAATGGTAAATGGTGTCCCCCTCAGTTGCGTGATGATGAACCTGCGACACCGCTTTATGAAAGGACTGAATGGTAATATGGTTGCTATTATTTGTACTGTTATTATTTGCGTTACAGTGTTACTGTGTGTTACTATTATTGCAAGGGTTACCAAAGATGTCATGCTGCCTGCACAGCAGGAGGGCATAACACAGGAAGACCTTGACAATGCTTACAAGAATTCTAACGCTGCCGCAAACTTTCAGGATGTAGTTAATTTCATCAATAAAGAGTTTATGGGCATAGACACGGAGGATGAGAATGAAGATGAATAAGAAATCTAACGTTGAACTCCCCGATGGAATTACCATCGAGAAACTAAGAGAGTACTTTAACATAGGCAAAGCAGAATACTCTGCTGCACAGCGCCGTGCACAGAAGCTGGATGCTACTGACAGAGGTAAACTTTGGGAGGCTGTACGTGCAGCGTTTCCTAAATATCAGATACTTCCTGATACAAACTACGTATCTTATGTTAAGAATAACATTCTTGCTTCTATCTATACTGTTGGAAAGTCTGCACAACTGCTGCCAACATCAGATAAAGATAAGGACATAGTAATGCAGTTGAACATTGCTATGGATAATCTCTGGGCTACACTTGATGTAGCAGGTTATCAGATGGCAGCAGGCGAAAGAGCAGCACTTCTCAACTACGGTATTACACAGGTAGGCTGGGATAACAGTATCATTACTGGTACAGGAGATGCGTTCCGTAAAGGTGAAGTAGTTCTTAAGAATGTAAATCCCTTAAGATTCATGCGTGATCCGTTTGCAGAGAACATCGAGACTGCTTCGTGGTGTGTTACTTGGGACAGTTACCATAAATCAGTTATTATGGACAACCCTAAATACAAGGAAGAGTTCAAGAAATATCTTCAGGATTGCCAGAATGGTACAGACACTACAGGCGATATGATTATGATGAACACCGACCACGTGTCTAAATCTGCGCAGGGTAAGAAAGGTTACTATACTATTTACTCTTACTGGGTAAATAAGGATGGTAAGATTCACGAGATACATCTTGTGAACAACGAATATGTTCTGCTGTGCAAGCAGGATATCAAACCTGCTACCTTCCCGTTTGCAGAACTGTACTGCAACTTACCATCTGGAGACTTGTTCGGAACTTCCGAGTGTTCAAAGATATTCGCTAATAACTTGGCATACAATATTATGTCATCTATTATCCTTACAAGTGAGTACAAGAATCAGCGTCCACCCAGATTCGTTAATGGACAGTCTGGTATCAATGTTGCTACATTCGTTAAGCACGGTAACGATGCTGACCGTACTTTCATTGTACAGGGAGACGCTTCAAAAGCTGTACATTACCAGCAGTTCCCTCAACCTACACAGCAGGCTATTCAGTCAATGGGATTCCTGTCAAGTGATGTGAAGACAATCACTGGTGTAGATGACAGGTATACTGGACGTGACACTGGTTCAGTTCTTACTACAGGTGGTATTGAGAATATGCTCGACCAGGTTACAATGATTGACGCTCCGAAGGTTGAGAACTATGAAAGATACTGCAAGAGACTTACATATCTCATAGTATCTAACTGTCTGAACTTCTCAATGAAGCGCAAGTACTTCACACAGAATCCTCGTACACTTGCTTGGAAGACTGTTGAAGTAGACTTCCCTAACATTGATGCGGATACAATCTTCAGTTATGAACTTACCATCAGTTCAGAACTTCCCAAGAATAAGTCCAGAATAGAATCTGTAGCAAATCACTTGATGGAAATGCAGATGCAGTATCAGGGACAAGGCATAGATGTAGATATCATCACGCCCGAAGAGTGGTTGATGATGCAGGATTTACCACTGCGTGAGTATATGCAGGAGCGTATGGGAGTCCAGCGTACACAGAACTGGGTAAGCCTTGTATCACAGGCGGTTACACAGTACGCAGGTCTGGTAGACCAAGGTGTCAATCCTGAAGACGCAATCGCTGCTACGGCAGATACGATGGCGCGTCAGTCACAGCCTGGTGGTGAATCTGCAGTACAGGATCAAATTTCTCAGATGGAACAGACAGGAAGTATGTTGCCAACGATG